AAGGACCTTGTTAAGAGTATTTGGGACATGACTGCTGACATGTCTATAGAGAAATTTGATAAGTTTGTTCAGGCAAGTTTAGAAGTTACTGAGACAACACCTTGGGTACTAGAAGATGGTTCTGGTTCACGTGCTTTAGAAGGTGACAAGGTATTATCTGTCAAATCTATGGGCATGGTCACAGGCCCATATGGTACTGCTGACAACACATATGCTACTGCTGACGCAAACCCAGAAGCACCTGGCTTTACTGGTACTATCAGTACACAGATGGACTGGAGAGCAGACTGCGATCCTGCATATCAATATATCACACGTGCTAGCCCAAGAAGTTTCGGTTATGAGACTGCTTATTTGTCAGGTGATGGACAAGCACCTAACGGTGAACCAACAGGAGCAGGCATTGCGTTCCCACAAAGTCCGCAAGTTGGAGATTACTTCTTGCGTATAGATTATTTCCCACAGATATTATATCGTTGGGATGGTGTGTTATGGGTTCGTATATCAACTAATGTCAGAACAGACACTGGTATGACTGTAGCAGATCAATCACAGAAATCTAAGTTCGTCAATAATGAAGATGTGATATATAACAATAATACACAAACTGTTATACCTTCAGCACAACCTTTATCAAGTATCTTAGACTTAAAACCAGACAACATACCACCTCAACCTTAAGAGTAATACATGGCACAATTTTTCTATGACAATCAAATACGCAGATTCTTATTGCAATTTGCAAAAATCTTTAGTAACTGGTATGTGACTAAAGGTAAAGATCCAAACGGCAATGATATTCTTGTTCGTGTGCCTGTTCAATATGGTGATGCAAGTAGAATGGCACAGACTATTATTGCCAACAACAGCGCAAGCAATCTGCCTAGTGCACCTATCATAACATATTACATCACAGGTCTTGAATATGATCAACGTAGAACACAAGAGCCGTTCTTCGTTGACAAGATCAATGTACGCCAACGTGCATACAATAATGAAACTGAAGCATATGAGACAACACAAGGACAGGCATTCACTGTAGAACGTTTGATGCCTGTACCTTATACATTGCGTTTGCAAGTAGACTTCTGGACTACAAACTACAATCAGAAATTAGAATTGATTGAACAGTTAGGTACATTGTTTAATCCTGCATTAGAGATTCAAAGTACTGATAACTTTGTTGACTGGACTTCATTGACAGTTGTATACCAAGATGGATTAACATTTAGTTCACGCAGTATTCCAGTAGGCACAGGAAATCCTATCGATGTATTGAGTTGGAAATTCTATATGCCTATATGGATCAGCACAAGTTCAAAACTCAAGAAGATGGGTGTTATCAACAAGATTATTGCTAGCATCTATAAAGGCAAAGCATTACAAGATATACAAGATGAAGATTTGTTGTTGGGTACTCGTCAAAAGATCACACCATATGGATATAAGTTATTGTTAGTAGGAAATAGATTACAATTATTACCTGCTAATGAAGCATTCTATCCACCTAATACTGATCTTAATGATCCAACTCCACCTAACACTAATCTATACTGGTCTAGTTTATTAAACGTATATGGTAAAGTGAAACCTGGCATCAGTCAGATATGGTTACAGAATCCATATATGGAAGATGACATAGTAGGTACTATTGTTCCTGATCCTATCGATGACAGATTATTGATATATGATATCGATCCAGATACATTACCACAAAACACGTTAGATCCTGTAGATAGCGTTATCAATCCTCAATTACAGGCTCCGAACGCAGGACTCCCCGGGCCTGTCAATGGTCGTAGATACTTGATTGTTGAGAACATTAGTAGTGAAGGAAGTCCTACCGTAGCATGGGGTGATTTGATTGCTAATGCTAACGATATCATTCAATATAGTGCATCACAAGGTAAATGGATAGTGGCATTCGATGCAGAAGAATCTACTTCTGTACAATATGTTACCAATTTAACAACTTCTATCCAATATCGTTATGTTGAACAAGAAGGTCAATGGATGAAATCGTATGAAGGTTGGTACGATCAGGGCGACTACAGTATTGTAATTTGATCCAAAGAGTGTTATACTCTAATTATGAAAAATACTTCAGCAGGTTTATTCTTTTACAGCACAAATACGGGTAGATTTTTATATCTACTGCGTAGTGATGCCAACTATAGTTGGGGAGTGCCTGGTGGCAAAGTTGAAGAGGATGAGACTTTACTTGAAGGATTAGAACGTGAATGTATGGAAGAGATTAATTTCTTTCCCAAAGATGCTAAACTTGTACCCATACAAAAGTTCGTCAACAACACTTTCACATATCATACTTTTTTCTGTGCAGTGGATGATGAATTCATGCCAGTACTCAATGAAGAACATATCGGTTATGCTTGGGTCGGTGAGAATCAACATCCTAAACCAATGCATCCTGGACTGTTCAGCACTATCAATATCGATATCGTAAAACAAAAATTAGAAACATTGACAGCAAATAAAAACGGGGCCTAAGCCCCGTTTTTACTAAGTCTTTATACAAGACTCAATGGTTGATTATCATCTTAAAAGCCTCGACACCGGTAGCACCTAATACTGCTGCCGCTCCCATTAGCATCCATTTAACCTTCTCTAAAGAAGAAAACTTTTCTGCTAATTCGTCATGTGACTTTTTATTGGTTTCTTGAAATTCTTTCAATATACCTTTAGTTTGTTCCATGTTTCTGTCTAGGCAATCATGTAAGTCCTTGACTTCAGATTTGAGATCGTCAATCTTTTCATCCAGATTTTTAAACTGGACTTGTAAGACTGCGATCTCAGTCTCAGCCTGTTCTACACGTTTGACGGCATTAACAGTAGACATGCTCGTTTCCTATTAGGCCTTGTTAATAGAAACGATTGGGTATGGCTGACCATCATAAGTGTTGGCAGCATAGGCAGTATTGAATGTGCCGAATGCTGGGCTAGTGTTGTTGATGTTTGCAGTTTCATTTGGTAATGCTGTCTCACCAGATGTTGCTGTAAAGATTTCAACAGTATGATCACTTAGTGATTGTACCAATGTAGTTGAACTGTTAGCATATGTAGCAATGATTGACATTGTGTTTGGCAACAATGCCGCATTCGCTAGATTTGCTGTATAGCAAGGACCTATTAATCCGCTAGTTGAACCTTGTACTAGATATTTCTGCTTACCTTTCTGACGAACGATGAAGCCTGCTTCTGAAGTTGCATATGCAAATGTACCATCTGTTACATCAACTAATGAATTAGCATCTAATACTACTTCTTCATCGTCTGTAATTGAATCTACGAAACCGATCAACTCACCTGTTGCATCAACAAGAACTGATCCTACTGCTAGTTCAGTTGTGAATGCTGTGCCAGTACCAGTGATAGTGTCTGTACCAGTATCTACCGTGATTGTACCTGTGCCTGCTTGACCGATCGCAACTTGGCAAAGAACCTGGCTACCATAGATTGCTGTGTTACCACCAACTACTGAGTAAGTATTTGCGTTTGTTGCTGGATAGCCGGCGCCACCATTTGGATTATTGAAGTATGCATCAACAACACCAACTGATGCGGCTACAGTTACAGGACCTGCTGTACCCAAGTTGAATGGGGTATAAGTTGGGTTTGCTGATAACTGTGTTTCTGAAACAGTGAATGTACTGTTATTACCTGCGTTTAATACTGATAGAATCCAATAAGTTGTACCTGCAACTAAATTACCTACGTTACTTGCTGGAATGAATGGCATGCCTGCAATGATACCTAGATTAGTAAAGTTTGCGTTTGTTGTTACAACTTCTGTTGTTCCGTTTGTTGCAGTGATTGTGATAACTGCTTGTGCTTTTGCGATTTTTAATGGACGTCCCATTTGTTTTCTCCTAGTTGATTAGTGGGTTCTAGCCACTACGCAGTGGGGACTGCATAAACTCTCACCATGAGAGTATATGATGTATTTATCAAAAAATACTAATTTATTACGCTACTATTATTTAAAGATAAAATACTCGCTGTCCTGTAACAATTCCTAGATACAATACTGCTATTCTAACTTGAGATAAAATATTTTTTTTGTTTATTAACGAACTATATTCTTCAGGCCAGGTAGTTTTTTTATCATAATTTATTTTTTTATTAGTTTTGTTTTTATCTTTAAATTCTGCAATTTGTTTCTCATTTTCTTTTATTAAATCATATACTTTTTTAGCAAAGGCTGTCAGTTGTACAAACGTAAGTTTATTTAAATTAAAAATTTTTAAATTTTCAGCGATTTTATTAAATTCTATCTGCGCTAATGAAAAAACATTAGGTGGAAATTTAAATGCCGCTTTGGAGGTGGTTACTGTCATATCACCTATTTTACTATTATTTTGTTGGACCAGTAGCAACAGGAGTTGCTAATACGCCAGTTGTGCCAGTATTAGGATGAGGAGCACCCAATTCAGTGATGCTGAATTCATGTGGACTACCGCCGCCTATGTCTAAGAATGATACAACGTTACCTTGACCCACGATGATACTATTTTGAACAGTATTTGCAGGAATGATCGTTGAGTTAGCATCTGCTACAGTATATGGAACACCATATGGATTATAACGTGCAGTCGCACCTGATATTGCTACTGCGGCATTAGCAGTTAATGTCAAACTTGTGTTGTTAGCAATAGATTGAACAA